AACCAGAGTTAAATAGTCCTAAAAGAGGTGGTAAAAAGAAATATGTTGTTTATGTTAAGAATCCTCAAACTGGTAATATTAAAAAAGTTCAGTTTGGAGATACAACAGGATTAAGTGCAAAAATTAATAACAGAGATGCAGCAAGGAATTTTGCGGCCAGACATAACTGTGATACTAAAAAAGATAAGTTATCACCAGGTTATTGGGCATGTAGATTACCTAGGTATGCAAAACAATTGGGGTTAAAGGGTGGTGGAAATTACTTTTGGTAAACCGTATTGGGAAGATGGTATAATCAGGTGGTTTGATCCACATAAACATGATGATGAGTTTGTATGGCATCGTGATATGGAAGATAGAGAAATAGAGATACTAGAAGGAGAAGGTTGGCAGTTTCAGATAGAAAATTGTTTACCATGGCTTCTAACAAAGGGAATGGTATTTGATATTAAACAAAAGGAATACCATAGATTAATAAAAGGGGTTACCCCACTAAAATGCAGGGTGTTTAAACATGGCAACAGCACACGAACAAAGAGCTGATCAATCAAGAAGATTAGATAGTATAGAAAAAAAACTAGATGCCATGTCTGAGGCTATTATATCTTTGGCTAGGGCAGAAGAAAAAATACATACTATCACACAATTTGGTAAACAACAATCAGCTCAATTATTAACTCTTATAAATAGAGTAGACAAGTTAGAAGAATTAGTCAGGCAAAATGCTTCGACTGTAAATATAATTAATAAAATTTTCTGGGTAGTTATCGCGGCAGCGGCAACAGGAATCACAGGAATGCTTTTCATACAATAGGAGAACTAATATGAAATTTAATGACGCAGAAACCCAAAGCATTGCTAACGCCGTAAGTGATGTACTTGAGGGTAAAGAAAAAAAAGAAGGCTATGGTAAGAAAAAGATCAAGTCTGGATATGGCGAAGAAGCTAAATATCCTCATGATATGTTTCACCCAGAAACTGGCGAAAAAGAAGTAGCCAAAGATGAGAAAGACCATGAAGAACTTTCTAAGAAAGGTTATACTCATGAAAAACCAGTAAAGGAAAGTCCTGAAGAGCCAAGAGCAAAAGGCGAAAAAGAATTTAAGGACAAGCACGTAGTTAAGAAGTCTGGCGAAAACCCTGATGGAACAGTAACTAAAGAAGATTCAAAAAGACAACTTACTGATGAACAGAAGTACAAAGAGTTCTTTGCATCTGCTCTTAAAAAGTATGGAGTTGAATCACCACAAGACCTTGATAAAGAAAAAAGAAAAGAATTCTTTAACTATGTCGATAAAAACTACAAAGCTACAAATGAAGAAGTAGAAGAAGTAGAAGAAGCCATGTTAAAAGTAACTGCATGGACTGGTAATATGAAAAAACCACCTGCAGGTTTAACTATAGCAAAATCACAATCATCTTCATTGGGTGGTTATGATGTAATATTTAAAGGTGATGAAAAGGCACTTATTAGATATGCTAAAAGAAGCTTGGGTGCCGATGATGATGCTAAAACTTTATCGGATGTTCAAAAGGATGTACACTAACATGAAAGATTTTTTTAAATTAAGAGAAGGGTTAAACGAATTTCTAGGTCATAGAATTCCATCAGCTGGGGCAGATAGTTCTGGTATTCGTAAGGCAACCGGTGCTGATAATAAGGCACCTAATACAGGCGCGGCTAAACAATCTGATGATAATAAAGTTAAGCAAATACAAAATCAAATAGATTCAGTCAAAAAAGAAATCCAAAAACATAAGGTTGAACGGGACAAATATGCTGAAAAGGCAGACAATGGTGATCATGAGGCTGACGAGATAGCTGATAAACATCATGACCGTATGGTTTCTTTAGAAGATAAAGTCGACGATTTAGAAGATAAGTTAAAGAAGGCTAAAGACGAGTTTAACAAGAAAAACAAAAAGTAAATATAGGCTCCATGAGGAGTATATATAATATATGATGAAAATATTTGATGAACTAAATCAGAAGAATTTTAAGCTCTTCGCGATGAATAACTATAACAATACTGAATGTATTGATGTAGATGAATTCAAAGAGGACTTAAATAGATTTAAATATATTAAACGACTGTTAAGTCGATATGAGTCAAGTGATGACCTACAAGAAAGGTTGATACTCAATCACTTAATCGTCATTTTTAATGTATTTGGAATTGGTCCTGCCAATAGAATGATTTGGTATAAAGTAGAAAAGGACCATTGGACATATATAAAGCCTTTCTTGGTATATTTAAACTATTTACCAGAAGATGAAAAGGTAGATGTACCTTTGGATCCAGTAATAGTAGATAGATTAAGGAACCTATAATGGGATTGATATCAAGAACAGGTGACATGTTTTATGCCTTTAGGTTTCTAAAGATGTTAACTACACCTTGGGAAAAAATGAAGGCGTTTGAGCTTGGCATTATTGATGAGAACGGAAAGGTTCTTAAAAAGGCCAGAGAATTGTCATCGGGAGATGAAAAGGCATCCTATACTGTTTTTCATAGGTTAGTATTCAACCTAAAAAGGTTACTGAATAAATTACCATTTGGAAAATCAAAGTTGGCCTCTTACGCGACTGCCTTGTTTCTGATTAAAGAAGAAACAGGAATGAGTGAGAACCAAATTAGAAAGGTAATGAAAAAGTTTATAGATGATGAAAATGTTGATCAGTTAGAAGAATCAACATGGTTCCAAAGAGAAAATGGAATTTTAAATGAAGGTGATTATTGGTTAGTCAATGATGTTGCATCTCCAGTAACTGGAGAAATAATTGCAGAGGCCAAGACCAAAGTCAGAGTAGGGTTGGATAATAGTCCTGTTGATAATTGTTTTTATCAAAACATTTATAAGGTAATACACCTTAGAACACAACACGATATTTATATAACTAGTAGGGATATAAAAAGATGAAAAAATTTAAAGATATGTGGGAAGATGCAGCTGCAAATTCTGTAGGTGCTGGTGGTGTATCTTTACCATCTGATATGATGACTAAAGATAAACATAAAAAACATAAAGAAAGAATAAAATACGATGCTAGAACTAAAGAAGGTAAAGCGTTTGTAAGTAGAATTATACAACGTAGAGAAGCCAAAAAGTTAAGAGAACAAGAAAAGGCCAATAAGGCAAATTTAAATAGTATCAAGACAAAAAGTTAGAATAAAGGTATATATTATGACAAAAATATTGATGGGAATTATAGCGGCAATGGGACTATCCGCTATGTTATATTATAATCTATCCGTAGCTCCAATGAAAGTAAAATTGGAAGAGCAAGTAAAAATCATTGCTGCACAAGACTTACGAGATCAAGAACAAAAGGCCACAATCGAGGCCATTCAAAATAATCTTCAAAAAACTTCACAAGAATTAACAGGATTACAAGTTAGAAATCAAGCATACGAAACAGAAATGAATGAGTATATGGATATATTCAGACGTCATAATCTGTCTAAATTAGCTAGTGCCAAACCTGGTATGATTCAAACAAGAGCAAACACTAGAACAAAGGAGGCATTCGATGCGATTGAAGCAGATAGTCAGCGTATTAGCACTCTTAACGATTAGTGGTTGTTCACTACTTCAACAAGCCCCAAGGGAAGTTGAAATAATAACAAAACCAGTTCAGATAGATATTGTTCAGCCAGTAATGCCTAGAGCAATAGACTTAAAAGAACCTAAATGGTATGTAGTTTCAGATACCAAGATAATTGAAAATTGTCTTAAAGACCCTGAAACTAAAAAGTCTAATTGTAAATTAGGCAGAGAAGATTTATATCCAGAAGGGTATACTTATCTTGATAAGTTTATCGACGATATAAAGAAAAATCATGGTGGAGATATTGTTTTTGTTGCCATGACTGTTGATGATTATGAGCTTATGTCTTATAATACTCAGGAAATTAAAAGATATATTAATCAGCTTGGCGAAGTGATAGTTTACTATAGGAATGTAACAATAAATGATGATAATGCTGGAGCAGTTCAAATTAAAGTGGAGAAAGATAATGGCGACAACTAGAATGAAAGAAGAAATGGGCAAATGGGATAGAGCTGTAATAGCAGCTAAATTATCTGCAATTGCATATATGAATGAAAAACCTGCAATTACTGCAGCTAAGAAATTAGGATTTTCATGGGTTAATTTAATAAGTAGAGATGGTGCGGAAGTACTAGTGGCAAAAGATAGAAACGATTTATGGTTTGCATTTAGAGGAACAGAACCTTCTAAACTCAATGATGTTATGGCTGACCTTAAAATCTTAAAGAATACTGCCATGGCTGGTGGTAAAGTACATGGTGGATTCCAAGAAGAAGTAAATGATTTATGGATGGATATCGTAAAAGAACTTGATCATAATGATCAATTAAAAGTAAGAAAAGATGTTTATATGACAGGTCATAGTTTAGGTGCTGCCATGGCAACTATAGCCTCTACTAGATACCAACCACATGAACTTTTTACTTTCGGCTCTCCAAGAGTTGGTGGACCTAGGTTTGTAAAAAATATTAAATGTCCTCACTACAGATTTATGAATAATAATGACATAGTATGTAGAATCCCACCTGCGTGGTTAGGGTTTAGACATCACGGTGAAATGATTTATTTTGATAGATTTGGTAATAAGGCACTTAAACCTACATGGGCTGATACATTTTATGGTATATGGAATTCATGGAAAAGATTTAAATTCTTTGACGGAGTTGTAGACCATGGAATGCCTAACTATGTAAAGGCAATTACTAATTTGAAAAAGGTAGACAAATGAGTTGGTTAGTAACATTAGCACTCAAGTCTATTTTATCCAGTATCATTGGTAGTTCTTTCTATCAATGGTTTCAGGGTACTACTGCTGGAATTTGGTTTCAAAAGCAAGTAGACAGATTCATGGAATACTTTGCCGAGAAGTATGAACTTGAAGTTATGAAGAAGGATGCAAAGTTTAGAAAACAGTATCCTCTTGCCGCTCAAAGGATAGATGAAATCGAACAGAATTCACACCCTTGTAAAGAACTCCATGAGTTTGATGCATATCCCGACTTGATCGCAAGAATCGAGAAACTTGAGAAACAAAAAGTAAAGAAAAAGTAAATTAACTGTTTACTTTTCTTGCGATTTGTGTTATAATATATACTATTAAATAAACAAAAACTAATTATGATGGAAAACAATAATATGGCCATAAGGGTTACTAAGCGTAACGGGGATATTCAAGACTTTGACTTAGATAAAGTACATAAAGTTTTAGAATGGGCCGTTGCCGATATCACAGGGGTTTCAATGTCTGAAATTGAGTTGAAAGCTAATATTCAACTCTTTGATAAGATACCAGCATATGATATACATGAATTACTTATTAAGAGTGCTGCCGAACTTATATCAGAACACACACCAAACTACCAATTTGTTGCGGCAAGGTTAGTCTCGTATAAACTTCGTAAAGAAGTATATGGTGATTATAAACCACACTCCTTAGTTGATGTTATTATTAATAATATCGATAGAGAAGTTTATGACCCAGCGATAATGCATAAATATACTCGTGAAGAACTAGAGGAACTAGATAATTATATTAAACATGATCGAGATGATACATTCACTTATGTAGGTATGGAACAGTTTAGAGGTAAGTACCTAGTACAAGACCGAAGAACCAAAGAACATTATGAAACACCTCAGATACTTTATATGATGGTATCGGCAACATTATTTGCTGATTACGCAAAAGATATAAGAATTAAATATGTAAAGGATTACTACGATGCAATTTCTCAGTTTTATATTTCATTACCTACGCCGATCATGGCAGGAGTTAGAACACCAACTCGACAGTTCTCTTCCTGTGTTCTTATTGAGTCTGGCGATAGTCTTGATTCCATTAATGCTACTTCTACTTCTATTGTTAAGTATATAAGTAAAAAAGCAGGAATAGGAATTGGAGCTGGTTCAATCAGGGCCGCTGGAGCAAGAGTAGGTGACGGATCAGTTGTTCATACAGGTTTAATACCATTCCTCAAATATTTTCAAAGTGCTGTAAAGAGCTGTTCCCAGGGAGGTGTACGTGGAGGAGCCGCGACTGTGTATCTACCAGTCTGGCACTATGAGTTTGAGGACTTGGTAGTATTAAAGAATAATAAAGGTACTGAAGAAACTCGAGTTCGTCATATGGACTATGCGTTTCAGTTAAATAAACTGATGTACGAAAGATTATTAACTGGTGGTAATATTACTTTCTTTGATCCTAATGATGTTCCTGGATTATACGAATCCTTCTTTGATGATCAAGATAAGTTTAAAGAACTCTATGAGAAATATGAAAGAGCATATTCTATTCGTAAGAAAACAATGTCGGCATTAGAAGTATTCCAGAAACTACTTACAGAAAGAAAAGACACGGGAAGAATATACATAATGAATGTTGACCATGCAAATGATCATGGCTCATTTGATCCTAAAGTTGCACCTATTAGAATGAGTAACTTATGTTGTGAGATTGACTTACCAACAACACCACTAGAATCATACGATGACCATACAGGAGAAATATCCTTATGCACTCTATCAGCAATTAATTGGGGTCTTATAAACAATACCTCTGAATTTGAAAAGTATTGTGATTTGTCCGTTCGTGCCCTTGATGAACTTCTTGATTACCAGGACTATCCAGTTGCTGCCGCTGAAAATGGAACTAAAAACAGAAGGCCTTTAGGTATTGGAATTATAAATCTTGCATATTTCTTAGCCAAAAGAGGTCTTAAATATGATGAAAGTGCATTTGAAATAGTAGATGAATATGCAGAGGCATGGAGTTATTATCTTATTAAAGCCTCAGCTAATTTGGCTGAAGAAAAAGGCAAAATACCTAAAAATAATGAAACAAAATACGCCAGTGGAGCAACTCCAAATACTACATATAAGAGTGCAATAGATAATTTAATAGAGCATACTGAACGACTTCCTTGGGACGAGTTGAGAACTCAACTTAAAGCCACAGGAATTAGAAACAGTACTCTGATGGCATTAATGCCTGCGGAAACAAGTGCACAAATTTCTAATAGTACAAATGGTATTGAACCTCCAAGAGCTTTAGTATCATATAAACAAAGTAAGGACGGAGTGTTACCACAAGTCGTCCCAGGTTACCATCATCTTAAAAATAAGTATGACTTATTATGGGATCAAGAATCACCTGAGGGCTATCTAAAAATATGTGGTATATTACAAAAATACATTGATCAAGGAATCAGTGTAAATACGTCCTATAACCCTGAGCATTATGAAGACAATAAAATACCTATGTCTGTCATGATACAGGATTTAATTACAGCTTACAAATACGGTCTTAAACAATTGTATTATTTTAATACTTACGACGGTGCGGGTGAAATGAAAGAAGATGAACATCACCCATATTATACTGGGACTGAACAAATTGTTGATGACGAAGATTGTGATAGCTGTACTATATAAATAAGTAACCAAGGAAATAATAATGGCAATATTGAAAAAGAATAAAAAATCACATTTAGATAAAAACATGTTTCTTGATGAAGGGGTAGATATTCAAAGATTTGACATTTTAAAATACCCACAGTTAGATAAAATTACAGATAAACAATTAGGTTTCTTCTGGCGTCCAGAAGAGGTAGATATATCAAAAGATAAAAAAGACTTTGAGAACTTAACAGACCATGAACAACATATATTCACATCTAATCTTAAAAGGCAAATTTTACTGGATTCTGTTCAGGGCAGAGCTCCTAATATGGCGTTCTTACCTATCGCCTCATTACCAGAAGTTGAAACTTGGATTGAGACATGGTCCTTTTTTGAAACAATACACAGTAGAAGTTATACTCATATTATTAGGAATATCTATGCTGATCCTTCTATAGTATTTGATCATATGTTAGATATCAAACCAATAATGGATTGTGGTGGTGATATTGCTGAATATTATGATGACTTAATTAAGGATAACAATTCTACTACGAATAGAATGGACCATAAAAGGTCTTTATATATGTGTATGTTGTCTGCAAATGCATTAGAAGGTGTTAGATTCTATGTATCATTTGCATGTAGTTGGGCATTTGCTGAACTTAAAAAGATGGAAGGTAATGCAAAGATTATTAAATTTATCGCAAGAGATGAAAATGTTCATCTTGCGGCCACTACTACTATACTTAAAAAAATGGTGGCAGAAGATAAAGAAATGGAAAGAATAGCAAAGAAAATGGAACCCGAAGCGGTAAAACTATTTACTGATGTTATCGAACAAGAGAAGGCATGGGCAGAATATCTATTTAAAGATGGTTCTATGATTGGTCTTAATAGTAATATTTTAAAAGAATATATAGAATGGATAGGCTGTAAAAGAATGAGAGCAATAGGATTACCATGTCCTTATACAGTACCTAAAATTAATCCTTTACCATGGACCGAAAAATGGATTGGTGGTGGTAATGTTCAAGTTGCCCCACAAGAAACAGAAATCAGTTCTTATGTTGTTGGTGGAGTTAAACAAGATGTTGATGATAATACATTAAAGGGTTTAAGTTTATGAGATACGAACAACAACTAGAACTTCAACTAAATAGAACAAGAGAGGCAACACCAAACGAAGTTAAAGAATGGCAGAATGGTGGAGACTTTTTTATGACAGGAAAATTTGACGCAATGAAAATATTTGTAGTAGTTCCTGCTTTAATACAATTTGTAGTAATTGGAGGAATGATGTTTTCCTTCTTAGTAATAGGATTAAGTGTAGAATGAAAGGTTATATATTATTAATATGTTTATTAATGTTTGGTTTAATAAATTGGACACATGCGAACTTAGAGTACAAAGGGTACCCAAGGAATACATCATGTACAGGTGAATGTTATGAACAATATGTTAAAGAGAATGGTACAGTACTTGAAATCATTCAGGCACAAAAGGCAGAAGCTGAGTCAGATCCATTTAGTTCCATTAGAGGACTTTGGGCTGGATGCGCAGCATGCCATGGACAAGAAGGACAAGGAATGGCGGTCTTTCCTAAACTTGCCGGACAAAACGCTGAATATATTACTCAAAGACTATATGCCTATAAGAACAGAGAGACAGTAGGAAACATGAGCTCCACGATGTGGGCTCAAGCTGGTATGTTAACCGACCAGGATATAAAGACAATTAGTGAATTTATTGAGGAGACAATGGAATGATAGAAATATATGGAAAAGAACAATGTCCTTTTTGCGACATGGCAAAGGTATTATGTACTAGAAAAGGATTGGAATACAAATACTTTCAATTAGGAGAAGATTTCAGCAGAGAAGAAATGATAAAAAAGTTTCCAACTGCAAGAACTTTTCCTCAAATTATTATGGAAGGTGAAAACATTGGTGGTTATGACCAACTAAACGAGAAACTAGGATAGGATTATCCATGAACGAACCAACTCATTGGTATACACATAATTGCGAATTTTGTTTTATTCAAACAAAGATACGCTTCGACGATGAAAAACCAGAAACAGTATTTTGTCCAGTTTGTGGAACTGCAGTAGAAGATATTGACGAATTGGATTTTGATGAGTAATTGGTTGTATGAGGGTAGAGTATTTGAACCACCCGAAGATTTTAGTTCCGATGATCACTATGGATTTGTATATGTGATTACAAATAGGGCAAATGGTAAAAAGTATGTCGGAAAGAAATTCTTTTGGAGTAAAAAAACATTACCCATAACTAAAACTAGAAAACGTAGAAAAAGATTACTTGTAGAATCAGATTGGAAAGATTACTTCGGATCCAATGTTCACTTAAAAGAAGAAGTAAACAACATGGGACCTGATATGTTTCATAGAGAAATTATCCATTTATGTAAAACAAAAGGAGAATGTGCTTATATGGAAACAAAGGAACAATTTGATAGAGGAGTACTTCTTACAGATGATTATTATAATGGAATTATTAACTGTCGTATTGGCGGTAATGCTGTAAAAAACTTAAAATAACACTTTACTTTTCACACAAGATGTGATATAATAGTACTTATTATGGGCAAATTAATACACTTTCCTTCGGGACAAGAACTAAAAAACCAAGAAGATCACTTTAAAACTATAGTGGATTCTTTAATTGGAGATTCAGTTGATACTGCTCAACATCTACTGGATGTTATGGACGAAGAACTTGCTGATATGGATATATCATGGTTAGAAGGCTTTAACATTAGAGATGAACAGTATCCAGAAAGTAGAGATGCTTTTGTTATTGTGAATATGATATATGCAATGCTTTTAAGGTATAGTGATATACCTCATGAATTGCATAAAGATATGGATTTATTATATTTAAATATAAAAAGATTCGCACAAAAGAAGTCAGAACAAAGTGAAGAAGAAAATGAAATTATATTTGAGCCAGATTTTAATTTAGACGGAGATGATGATGATATTACTTGATTACAGTCAAATTGCACTTGCTAACATTATAGTACAAAGACTAAATGATGAAGAAGTGATAAGGCATATGATACTAAACAGTATTCGTATGTATAATAAAAGATATCGCAATGAATATGGCCAAATGGTTATATGTGCTGATGGAATAAATACTTGGAGAAAAGAATACTTTCCAGAGTATAAGGCCCATAGAAAAAAGAATAGAGAAGAATCGGACCAAGATTGGAACGAAATCTTTAGAATACTACACCTAGTTAGAGACGAGATACAAGAGAATCTTCCATATAAAGTTATTCACATGGAAGGGATGGAGGCCGATGATGTAATTGCCTCACTTGTATTAAGGTCACAAGAATTTGGATGCCACGAACCCATGATGATTGTATCTAGTGATAAAGACTTTATACAACTACAAAGATACTCGAACGTAAAACAATTTTCACCTCAGCAAAAGAAATTAGTTACTGACGATAATCCTATAACATATCTTTGGAATCATGTATTCAGAGGAGATAGTGGGGACGGAGTTCCAAATGTATTATCAAGAGATGATACTTTTGTATCTGAAGGTAAACAAACACCTTTAAGACAAAATAGAATTGATGATTGGATATATAACTCTGATAGGCTAAGAGATGTTATGCCTGAAGAAATATATAGAAATTATCAAAGAAATAAAAAACTTATAGACTTAACGGAGATTCCTGAGGACATCCAAAAAAGTGTTATAAATAAATATGATTCACAAAAACCGGCAATGAAAATGAAGGTTTTGAATTATTTAATTAAAAAAAGATGTAAACTATTGATTGAAGTATTGGAGGAATTTTACAACAATGAAACTATTAGTACCTGAAATATTTGAGAGGGCATCAGCCTTAGCAACACAAAAAGAACGTCGTGAACTTTTAAGAAAACACGACTGCCCCGAATTAAGAGATATCATTAGGATTAACTATGATCCTAATATAGAATCTCTTTTACCTAAAGGTAAACCACCTTATACCGCCGATGACGCCCCTGAAGGTAAGTCACCGACACACTTAGGCAAAAAATTTAGAAGATTTAAATACTTCTTTAATGGACCAACTGGTCTAAAAACTGAACCTCTTAAAAGAGAGTCTATGTTTATTGAAGTGCTAGAAAGCATTCATCATACAGAAGCAGAATTATTAATTGCTGCCAAGGATAAGAAAATGAAATATCCTGGTATCACTGAAAAACTTTGCAAAGACGCTTTTCCTGGATTGATTGCAGAGTAATCTTTGTTATGACTATATCAATTTTACTAACTCAAATTAAGGAGCTGCTTATGGGTAATGGAATTGAAAGTCTGAAAAAAGACAAGAACGATACATTAAGATATCGTACTAGATTATTAAAAAAAGGTAAAACAAATCTTGCATCTAAAATGAGGCGTAAGGCTGACAAGATACAAGATATGATTAATTATTTAAAAATAGCTAGTTAAGGTGGGAACATAGTGAACCCCTTAATATTTTTATCCCATTAGGGGGTTTACTTTTTTTTAAATATATGATATAATACATACTATGAATATTTTTATACTAAATGACGACCCAATAAAGGCAGCACAAGACCAGTGTGATAAACATGTGGTTAAAATGATTGTCGAATCCGCACAAATGTTATCTACAGTACACAGAATGCTAGATGGGTCTATTGAACAAAGACCATCCAAGTCTGGTAAACGAATCCTAAAATATTACAAGTTACC